CACGGCGGGTCCAGCATCCGGCACGATGACCGATGCCCTCACTCTCGACAGTTCTCAGAACGCCACATTCGCTGGCATCGTAGGCATCGGGCAAGCCGCTGCTAATTATCCTCTTCGTGTTACCGGAGCCATCACCACCGATGGCGATGTAAGTTCGACCGTACTCCTTCGATCTACTGACAGTGCTGGTGCAGGGGTTGGACCGGGTATCGGCTTTGGCGGCATGATCACCGACACAAGTTCAGCCGTCGATCATTGGGCTGGGATAGTTGGTTCGAAATCTTCCGCTGTTGCCGGTGAGTATGGCGGACAGTTGGAGATGGTCACACGGGTCCATGGAGGCGCGTTGACAACTCGAATGCTAATTACTGATGCTGGCGCTGTAACAATCGGCGGTACCCTCACGGCTGGTGCGACGACGATTACAGGTGGTAGCCTTGCATCTTCTACAGGCACGATTGATATTGGCACTGATACCCTTCGGCTGCACGATGAAATCTTGTTTGATAGCGCCACTACCGGGGTTATTCGCAATAACGGGAATGGGTCTTCAAATACAATTACAGGTGGTAGTGCTTCAAATGCTGGTGGCAACATTACGTTGTATGGTGGCACTCACGCCACACTTGCTAATGACTTCCAGTTCAGGGGCGGAAGCACGGTTCAATTGTATTATGATGACAGTGCATCCAGTTTCGACTTCCAAGCGAATGCGTTGACGACAACAGGCGCTCTTGCCGCCGGAGCGACGACACTCTCATCTGGTAGCGCCCTTAACCTGTCCAGCACGACATCGTCATCCCAATCCAACCTCATCACTTTCACCGGCACCTATGCCGCCAATGGCCACTTCCAGGGGATGCAATGGCTGAACAGCAATGGTGGCACGACTGAGCTTGCCGTCATCGAGGCGATGTCCAGCGGTAATTTTGGAGGTGGATTGCAGTTTTCAACGCATACCGGCGCGGGCGCTGGCAGTGGGACCACTTCCGTTGCCCTCTTGCTTGACGAAAATCAAGACGCCACATTCGCTGGTGAGATTTTATACGACACCACGAAGCGTGTCGATAACGCGGCGGCTCTTTCGATTGATATGGCAGATGCACCAGATCATTTTGGTACGTCCTTTGCCGACATCGATGCTACGAATATGGCTTTTACATTACCAACTGCCGGAACCTATCTAATTTTAGCAGATATGAGAATGATCCATGATGGGGATGCGTCGGCTTGGTCGGCAGTCCAACTGTACAACCAGTCGGATACAGCGGCTATTTCCAATACTATTAGGATGGCGTTGGAGATTACTGAGACAACACAGGGGCTTGTGAATGCAACAATTCATTGTCATTGGATCGTGACGTTTGATAGTGCAGATGAAGTCAGACTGCAAGGTAAAGCCAGCGTCGCTAATACAGTCGGCACATTTCAAGATGCTAATGGCTATTCTGCCTTCTCTTACGTTCGGTTGTATTAACCGCGCAACTCGCACAGAAGGGATACAACATGACCAATACTAGCCAGCTTAATCGTCTACAAATCGGTGTCATCCGGCAACTTGGCCGCGGACAGGTGCAGATCGAGAGTCGCCTTGAAACCCAGGACGAAAAGATAGAGCGTTTGACCAAGGAAAATGTAGCGCTGGCCGCGCAGCTTAAACAAATTGAACAACGGAAGGACGTATAGAAAATGGCGAGAAAGATCAAACTGAAAGTTGTCCCGTTCAAGGATGAGGACATCCCCTCCCAAGCTTGAGAAGGGGTGGCCGTGTTGGTATCGCAGAAGATCAACTCAAACTACTTAACTAGGAGCACGAAAAATGGCACGACAATTTAAGCTTGAAAGTTTCGAAGCAGATAATGAAAATGAAATTGCATCTATCGACTATAAAGAAGTTCTTACGATGGTGTGCCGTAATCCATCTGATCCCAAAGCAGGGATGGATTATGAAGAAATGGGCAGACGTCTTAACATCCTTGAAAAACTCAGAGCAAAAGAAAAAGAAGATATTATTTTGCTCGAGAATGATGAACATAGTCTTCTTCTTAGTCATTGTAAGAAATGGCGCTGGGTCACAGCAAATGAAGCTGTTACGACTATGATTGAATCAATTGAAAATGCAGAAAAGATTGACATCAATGAGGCCAAGAAGGATAAGAAAACGGGGAAGGACTGAGTCGTGCTGGTCCCTCGCCGGGGTGGGGCTTCGGCCCCACCTACCAGCCAAGGATTAATGCTATGGAATTATTTTTATTTAAGATCGTTATATGGATGACTCTTTTAAATGGTGTGAATTTAACAATGACACTGGATCCAATTCCAACTATTAAAGAATGTAGAACGGTTTTAAATGGAATAATGTCTAACTATACTCAAGACAAAGTTAGGACTATTCACATAGCTAAATGTGAAGCTATTCGAGTACAAATATTCGAAGCGCCCCCTGGATCATTGGGGACAAATCCATGACTAGAAAACTTAAAGATCTGGCAGCTACTTGGAGATTTTGGTTGGCTACCGGCACATTAGTCATTGTAACTCTTGGTGCCCTAGGAATGACTATTGATCGTCCAGCTTGGATTAGTGAGGTCCGAGCTATAGAAAGTATCATGAATCAAAACAGCCACGCCATTATTCAGATTCGACTTGATGCTGTACAGAGGCGAATATGGGCACAAGAAGACAGATTAGAAGTGCGGCCGACAGGCGACGGAGTTCGTCGTCTCCGAGAATTAAAAATTCAATATCGTCGTTTAGAAGAACGGAAAAAGAATCCGAAATTAAAGAAATGATAAACTGGGCCTCATATCCAAACTTCTCTGAGAAAGAGTTTAAATGCCGATGTGGCTGCGGTCTTGCTGATATGAATCCAGACTACATGGGAAAACTTCAAGCTCTCCGCACTGAATTTGGTCGTCCTATAAGTATTCGCAGTGGTTTTCGCTGCCCGTCCTATGACAAGAAGAAAAAAGGCAAGGGCGCTCACCCCACCGGCAAGGCATCTGATCCAGGGGTTAGCGGGCCGGAGGCTCATCTTCTTATAGATCTGGCATATAAACATGGATTCACTGGGATCGGGATCAAACAACACGGAATGCATAAGCACAGGTTTATTCATCTAGACACTTTAACAGACGAAGACCACCCGCCTCGCCCTGCAACCTGGAGTTATGGATAAATGAAAAAGATCATACTACTTGTTATTCTAGGCCCAGTTCTTACTGGTTGCGTTCATGTCGCTCAAGCAGTCATTAATGTTCCTCCTGAAGCTTTGGCTCTAATGGTTCCGTGATATGGCTCGTCAACAAATAAATCCCGGGCCTTGGAAAGATGAATATTCTGATGGATGCAGTGTCACTCGGATGCTGAAATGGCTGGCTATTTTTGACCGTTGGTTCTTTGGTAGTCGTATCCATAAAGCTTGTTTAAAGCATGATAAAGCTTACTGGGAAGGTGGTGATTGGAGCATGAAACTTACAGCAGACGATCTGCTATGGGATGAAGTAGCGGAAGTAAGTAAAATTGCTGCGGATGCCATGTATCGAGGAGTACGAGTATTCAGCTATAATTTTCCTCCAGGACACCCTAATCGAAGCAAGCGTGTTTTGACAAAAGATAAAGCATGGAATTGGCGATTGACTGATGCCTGATGGTACACTCCTACCACTAAATTTTCCTCCTGGTGTAGTTAAGGATTATACGAACTATGCCAGTAAAGGCCGATATGTGGACAGCAACAATGTTCGCTTTCGTGGACCTTTGCCAGAGAAAATTGGTGGCTGGACTTTAGATGCAGCGTTTAGTGTCGTGGGTGTTCCTCGTTCGTTGTTTGTCTGGCGCATGTTAGATAGTTCTGACTGTATTGCTATTGGCACTCATAGTCATCTTTTTGTGATTTATCGAGGAGGATTATTTGATATTACTCCTCTTCGTAAGACTTCAACTAATGTAGCTGACCCGCCATTTTCAGTTACAAATGGTTCAACCACTGTGACAGTGACTGATGCTAGCCACGGTGCTTCTGATGGCGACTATGTCGTTATTGGAAGCGCCGCCGCAGTTGGAGGAATAACTCCTGATGGTGAATATCAAATAACCAGCACGGCAGCAAATACTTATGATATCACACATTCATCGGCAGCATCTTCTACGACGACAGGCGGAGGAGCCGCTACCGATATTGAATATTTAATCCCCACAGGCAATGAAGCAGAAAGTCGGGGCGTTGGTTGGGGAGCCGGAACTTATGGGGGAGAAACATACGGCACCGCTCGCTCAGGTGACATTGACCTGACCACATGGTCTTTCAGCAACTGGGGTGAAGATCTTATTGCTACTCGTCGTAATGGTGGAACCTATTTATGGGATTCAAGTGTAGGCACCGGCACTCGTGCAGCCATACTCAGTAATGCGCCTGTCACCGCAGCAATGTCCTTAGTCAGTGCAGAAGATCGTCATGTCATCGCTTTTGGAGCATATGACGGTGCGAATGATGATCCAATGCTGATAGCGTGGTCTGATCAAGAAGATAACAATACTTGGACAACTTCATCAACAAATACTGCTGGAACCTATAGACTTACTCAAGGCCGCAAGATTGTAGCAGCTTTGCCTAGTCGTGGTCAAACTCTTATCTTTACAGATACTTCACTCTATAGTATGATCTTTCGTGGACCCCCATTTACCTTTAGTTTTAAACTTCTTGCCACTGATCTTACAATTATGGGTCAGCAATCTATAGCTGAAAATAATGGAATCTTATATTGGTTTGGAGATAAGAATTTCTACATGTATGACGGTCAAGTAAAAATTCTTCCTTCCACCGTACGTCGTCATGTGTTTGATAATTTAAACAACGATCATAAACAAAAGACCTTCGTTAGATTAAATAGACAACATAATGAAGTACTCTTTGCATATTGTTCTGGAGTAAATACAGAACCAGATATGATCGCAGGCTACAACTATGCTCTTCCGGGAGATAATATTTGGTTTCCTTGGATCATTAGTCGAACGGTATGGCATGACGCTCAAATGTTTAAGGATAATCCATTCGCGTTAGATAGTAATGGAAATTTTTATGATCATGAAATTGGAGTGAATGATAATGAATCTGCAATGACCGCTTATATTGAAAGTGGTGCCTTTGAACTTCAATCTGATGAAGACGGCGTCGGGGCAGATCTTATGAAGGTTGATAAAATGATCCCAGATGCCACGGCAACTGGAGATATGAAGTTCACCTTTTATTATTCAAAGTATCCGCAGTCTACTGAATCTTCTAAAGGGCCATTTACTATCACGAGCTCGACTGGTAAACTTAGCTTCAAGGCTAAAGGTCGTCAAGGACGAGTACGATGGGAAAGTGATGGCTTAAGTGCGAAGTGGACTTTAGGTGTTCCTCGCTTACGAGCAATTAGATCGAGTGGCCGATGACTAGAAGAATAGCTGAAGTACCTTTTGGCGATACTGATCTCCATCAATGGGGTCGGCGTCTTATTGACGATTTAGAACAAGCATTTTTTGATATAGACAACATCTATGGCCAAGGTTGGCAAATCTCTAATCTCACTAAAGATCGAATTGCTGATTTGCGAACTGCCACAATCACTGGAATTACTGCTGCTAATCCTGGAGTTGTTTCTTCTATCGCACACGGCTTCGCAAATGATGATGTGATCACTGTCATTGGTGTCCTTGGAATGGTGGAAGTGAATGGAAGTGTTTTCTCTGTAAAGAATAAAGCAGATGATATTTTCGAACTCGGCACCACAGACACTTCAGGGTTCACGGCCTATGGCAGCGGGGGGATTGCAATTGCCACAACATTTCAAGAATTGGCTTCTTTGGTGGGTACTCTTATCCAGGATCTTAAAGATAGAGGGAGACTGGCACAGTGACGATTCGCAATATCCCTACAAAAATCCCTAGATTCCTTCCTCTGACCTCTCCAGAAAGAGAAGAATTTACCGGGACAAAATACGCTACTGGACCGGAGAGACGATACTTTGATTCAGTTGCTGGCCCCACTATTTCTTTGGACACGAGCTTCCCCACTCCTCCTGAAGCTCCCATGCCTAAGATGCCAGAACAGAAGTCTCCTGGATTCTTAGAGTCCATCCTTCCAATTGGAGCCGCCGCCTACGCAGGACACAAGCTTTTGGGCGGACCCGCTGAAGCTACTTCAGCCGCCACTTCTGCTTTAGATGAATTGAATACAAGCAGCATTATAGATCCAGATCCTGGATTTCTTGAACAGACGGGGCTAAACCAAGTTGTTGATGGCTGGAACGATCTCTCTGGTCCAGCAAAGGGTGGAATTACTGCTGGAGCGTTTAAGGGAATAGAAGGTCTCATGCAGGGGCGGGATGTTAAAGATGTTCTCCCAGACGCCATAGGAACTGGAGCTGGAACATGGGCCGGAGCGATGGCTGGGACTGCTCTGCTCACTCCATTCCTCGGCCCCGCCGCACCTTGGGTTGGCGGCTTCGTAGGTGGTCAGGCTGGTAAAGTCATCGGCAATGGTATTGACGCCTTTGGTGACGCAATTGGTGAGGTCTTTGAAACAATCGGTGACTGGTTTGGATTTTAATCATGCAAATGAATGAAGAACTTCAAGCGGAACTTATGGAGCGATTTCAGTCTCTTACTAAAAAGGAACACGCCGCTCTTGGAAACATAGATCAGAACGGCGCTCTGGTCCTGCTTTATAATGTTATCCCAGAAGCAAATCAAGTTCTAATGCATTTGCCTTCTTTAAAGGGTCATCAGTTCGATCCAAAAAGACTTCTTCACGGAACCGTATCAGGCGGCGCCACAGTACAAGATGAATCCTCACAGTCTCAGGAGATTGCGACACGGCCCGAAGGGTCACTTCCTTCTGAAGCTGGCGCATTGCAAGGAATAAGATAATGGCAATAGGTGATATCTTTCAACCAACCACCACCACTCTTCCAGCGGCTTCTAATGTTCTGGGTGGTACTCAACTTCCAGAATGGGTAAGTCAGGCAGGTCAGGATATCTTTGCCAGTTCATCAGCCCTTGCCAATACTCCATATCAGATGTACGACCAGAACCGAATGGCGGACTTTAATCAGGATCAACAGGGCGCATTTGAAGGAGTGCGGGGCACTGCTGGAACCTGGAGTCCTTATTTAGCAGATGCGACCACTTCTGCAAATAACGCTTTCTTTGGAACTGCTGAAGGAGCTACTCCTTGGAGTCAGGATGCTGCGGATCAATATATGAATCCGTATCAGCAAAATGTTACGGACATTGTTACTCGTGAAATGAATCGACAGTTTGATCAACAAAGAATTGCAGAGGCTGCCTCTGCCGTGAATGCAGGCGCTTTCGGTGGCAATCGTCATGGACTAGTAGAAGCGGAAAACGAACGTAACCGTAACTTTGCTCTCGGGGATGTTATTGCTCGAGGTCAATATGACGCTTACAACAATGCTCAGTCAATGTTTAGTGCCGATAAGACCAGACAATTGCAATCAGCAAATCTCCAAGGAGATCTAGCAAATCAGTACGCTCAGCTTGGAAGTACTCGGCAGGCTCTCGGTCTGCAGGATGCCCAGGCTCTTCAAGAAATTGGTCAGCAACAGCAAGATCTTGAACAACAAGGCCTCGGTCTCGCTTATGAGGACTTCCAGCGTCAGCAGCAGTATCCATATGAGCAATTGAATTGGCTGACAGGTGCTTTGTCTGGAGTGCCTTATAATCAGCAGACATTCAAAAACACTTCTGGATACACCACGGGCCAAGGAGCCTCTGCACTCGGTCAGGTAGGTGGGGCCTTGGCTGGTCTCGTTGGTGGATATAATCTGCTTAATAAACCATAGGAACTGACATGTACGATCAAGAGTCCATGCGGTATAATGACAATGAGTTTCTGTATCCTCAGCAGAAGCAGATGGCTATGCTCCCGCCTCAAAATGCTCCGGCTGGTCCTCCCGCGCCTCAAACTGGTCCCGGTGTACCCGGCACATCGAGTGCGCCCCCCGGCCCCCCGGCCCCCCGGCCCGCATTGCCGCCCCCGCCAGCCCCCCAGGGCGCCCCCCAGGGCGCTTTGCCGCCCCCGCGGGCACCCATGCCCCCGCAGGCACCCCCGCAGGCACCCACGGGGCAGCAAAATATACCGATATGGAAGACCAGAGACTTCAATTTGAACCTTTTGCGCGGTGGTGGCGCGATGATGGAAGCTGCTGGAAAGCCAGGAGGCACTTTTTTCGGCTCCCTAGGCACCGGCACCAAGACCTTCGCCAAAGGCTATCAGGACGCTCTGCAGAAAGGCCGAGAACTCGACATCAAGGATACCGCCGCCAAGGCCCGATTGGCCAAAGCCAATAGAGGATCAATTTCTAATATCGAAAAAATTGTAAATGGATTCGAATTAAAGCGGGGAGATCCCGGATATCAGAAAAAATATCAAGAAGTCTATAGGGCGCTACATCCTGATAAGGATCTTCGATCCAATATTCGTAAAGAAGTAGACGATATGTATCCGGATCTTAAGCCGGGAAGCGAAGAACACAATACAAAGATGCGAGAAACCTTTGCAAGAAAACACCCAGAACCAACTCAGTGGATTGAGCGCACGGTTGATGAGCAAATAAAGAGACTGGGGCTTAATGAAAATTCCAAGGAAGCTAAACTTCTTCGTAAATTGGAATTAAACAAGGCTCTTCATATCAATACTGGGGACAGTGATACAATTAAACTTGCTAAGATCCTTAATAAGGCTAAAGGCAAAGGCAGAGAGTTTGCGCTTGATACACTAAACAAACGAGCAGCAGAGCAGATAAAAGTTGGTCTCGGCAGCATGAAGCCGATGCGAGCCGTAGTTTCATTGTCTAAGCAGATTAATTCAGGAGCGGCCACGGGTGGAGGAGTTGAAACTCTGACGGCTTGGGAAAGTCTGTCTACGGTTGCCGGGTTTGATCTTCCAAAAGTTATGAAAAAACTTGGATTTGAAGATCTTGGTAAATTGTCCGATAGAGAATTTATTCGAGCTCAGACTAATACTCTTGCTCAATCTATTTTAGCGACTAAAGCCTTTGGTCATAATCCGTCTAATAAGGATTTAAATATCATTCTTCAAATGCTGCCCAGCCTTGGATTGGACGAAGTATCCAATGCCCGCATTTCTGAAGGACTTTTTAAGGGCTTTATGATCAATCTCAAGGATGGTGAAGCTGCTCTTAAAAGAGTAGAAAGCACGGCTTATGGAAAAGATCTTCCAGAAAGCCGGGAAAGTCTCCGAGTGGCAGAACAGATAGAAGAATTAAAGCAGCAGCGAGATAATAACTTTCTTGAACTGCGATCCTATATTCGTGGCATTACTCCTGATCAAGTTAGGAGTTCTGCCCCTGGTAGTTCGATCCGTAAGAGAACCAATATCTACAATGCTATCAGGAAAAACTACAGTCATCTAAAAGAGTAAGGTCTAACTATGACTGATGAAGAATTAGAAGCCCTAATAAAAGAGCAAGAGGCGTTTCGAGCTCAAGACGACCCCAACGATACACGAAGTCTTATCGATAAAGGGATAGACTTCGTAACTGGCGACTACGAAGAACAGCGCCTGGAAAAGAGAGGTATCCAAACAGAAGGAGCGCCCGCAGGGTCACGTCTTCAGTTCTCTGGGCGCTCTGAGGATCGCCTCTTTAACACGATGAAGAAGCTGGACACTACGGAGCAGGCAGAATTTAAGATTGATCCAAAGGGTGGGAAGATGCTATTCCGCACTCCTCAAGACACTCAATGGAACACCATCAACCCTCCGGGCATAGATTGGGGTGATCTAGCTGAAATGATCGGTGAAACGGGTGCCATGGTAGGCGAAGCCCTTGGCTATATCATTTCCAAGAAGCTTAAGCTCAAAAATCCAAAACGCTCTACAGACTGGTTGAAAGAAAGATTGAAATCTGGAGGAGGAATTTTCGCTGGAGGAACTGGGGGCGAAGCTTTACGGCAAACGGTGGCGAAAGACGTATTTAAAGAACAAGAACATCTTACACCTGAAGAAACTGCTGACCGCCTGCTAAAAGATTCTCCCATAGCGGGAGCCTACGGTGTCGCGGGCGCGGCGGCGATGCGAGGAGTAGGAGACCTTGGGAAAAAGGGTCTGGCCTATGCACGAGGAAAGCGTGTTCCAACAGATGTAGTTGATAGAGCACTCGCATTGGGGGATCCAAAAAAGAGAACTCTGAAAGGGGCTGTAGACGCCTTTAAATCTGAGGATAATACTGCTAAGAAGGTCGGCTTGCCTTGGATTAGTCATAATGTATCAGTACCGCTTAGAAAAAGATTTAAAAACGCTTGGAATTATTTACGATCTAATAAACTAGAACTCCCTGGCATTGTGAAGGAAGTTAATGACTTTCTGGCTCAGGCGGGTAGGACCGAACGATTTAACCCTGATAGCGCTCGTCTATTGGACGATCCTCAATTTATGGAGGCTTTAGATCAACTTGCTAAGAATAGAGGTTTACTGGGTCATAAAGCCGTTAGAGAAAGTTATGAAGGAAATGAATCTGCTCTAACTGCTATGTTAGACGAAACTAATAAGCGGGTAGGAACAGGAACTATTCCCACCTATCAAGCAGGATCGGCTGTGGGGAAAGCAGTAGGCGCTCAAGGTGAACAGGCCGAGCGTACTATGGCAAATAGGGTTGGCAAAGGCATCGACCAAATGGATCAGGCCGATTTAGCTGTTCAGCAAAAAGCAGGAGCTAGAGCCAGCACTGAATTTGCTGGGGATAGAGTTCGCTATGCTCCTGAAAAGGAATATCGAGACTTTCTTAAAAAATATGAAAAAGAATATCAAGCCTTGGCTGACGAAGTTGGAGGCCGAAAATTTAATACTGATCCTCTATATAAGCTTGCAAAAAAAGAATTAGAGGTTTTAGATGATGATATTTTAAAAGGTCTTTCTGAACAAGACCGTGCGCTTTTTGAAAGTCTCAAATCAGGTACTTCCAGACAGGCTAGTACTCCTTCTGGTGGCCAGTATGAGGCCCCAGCATTCAAAAGCTATGGATCAATTCAGCGTCTTCTTTCTCAAGTTAAACGAGCAGAACGAGATGTGAATACTGGGATTACATCTGCTCAACTCAGGGAGCCACTTAGAAAAATCAAAGAAGCTGCAATGGACACTCGCACTCGTCAGCTTGAACAAATGAGTCCAGAACTTCAAAAGAAACATCTAGATCTTGAAGACCGATACTTTAAAGAAAAAGAGCGTCTTTCTGAGGGAATGGCTGGAAAACTGATAAGATATAAAAATGGTCGACCTGTAATTTCAGGGGAGAAAGTGTTTAGTTCAATATTTGGACCAGACAAAACACATGATACTTTTGCTAGAGAAACCATGCGAGTTCTGGGCGATGGAAAATATATCAACGAATTGCGGGCCATAAAGGACGGCATCTTTGAGGAATTCTCACGCCTTCATATTACTGGAAATGGAAAAATAAATACGAAAGCCGCAACCAAATGGATGGATGAAAGAAAACATGTTCTTAAGCGATACTTAAACCCAGACGAAATCGCTACTTTGCAAACATCAAAAAATAGAAAGCAGGTTGCTGAAGGGCTTACAAAGCGAAAGATTTTATTTGATAAGGCTATGAAAAAGGCAGTTGGAGCCAAATATCGTAAGATGGATTCAGATCAGATATTTGAAGCCGCATGGAAGAATGCAGACAGCGTCGCTCATCTTAAAAGAGCACTTAAAAAATTCCCTCAGGAATGGGAAATGTTCAAAAATGCTGGACTTAAACGTCTTAAATCTGATATAACTGAATTTGACCCCACTTTGGAGCGTCAGACAGTCAGCTTCTTCAAACTTAATCGGATTTTAGATAACGATAGTCAAGTAAGAAAACTTGAAACTCTATACGGTAAAGAGTATGTCGGCAACCTCAAGCGGCTTCGTCGTGCGGCGGTAATTCTAGCTCGCAGCCCTGGTAAAGTGAGGAACACCAACGATCCCTGGATCAATACCATAAGGAAAGTTGCCTTCGGGCCACTGGATCATAAAAGTTTCGCTATCCGGGTTATCGGAGCCAAAAGAGCTGAAGTACAGGCCGGCACTTTAATGAATGTTGTGCTAGATCCTCAGCTTTTAAATTCGGCTGCTCGGGCAATTACGACCACAGAAAAGTCTAAAATATGGCAAGCTATTCTAGGTTCATCCATGGGAGAAAGCATTCATTCCGGGTCTGTCGATGATGTGGCGCTTGATAATAAGCGAATAAAAGCTCTACTTAAAAATGTAGAAAATGACCCTGTTCTGAAGAAAAAACTTCTAAAAACACGTTAAAGGTATTGGTTGCCAATAACAGCCAATACATCATTGTGCCTTTAATAACAAAGGCTTGAAGCAATATGTATTGGTATTGGCATATTGCCACCAAAAAATCGATCGAGATCCTCCGGTATAGCCAATACTGCCAATACACCAATACCCGAAGTTTAAGCCTTTATAATTAAAGGCTTAATGATGTATTGGATGAGTATTGGTAGGTATTGGCTCGTATTACAAAAATCCTGTTGTTCTCTTTGTACCTATGGGCCTATAATATGCTTAGAAATAAGAAAGGGACATATCGTATGCGAATAGGCGACTTTTCCTATGTGTTCAAGACTGAACCTTACGAGCATCAGGTCGAAGCCCTAGAACAATCTTGGCAAAAGCTGGAATATGCCCTTTTTATGGAGATGGGAACCGGCAAGTCCAAGGTGGTGATAGATAATGCTGCTATGCTCTTCGATGCGGGTAATATAGAAGGTCTGCTTATTATTGCCCCAAAGGGTGTCTATCGTAACTGGACCAAGCCGGGGGGTGAGATAGATATACACATGCCAGACCACATCCCGCTTAAGGTGGCGACCTGGGGTAAGCTCACAGTGGCCAAAAAGGACGAGATAAACGCGTTGTTTAGCGAAGATGCAGCGAGTAAGCTATGTATCTTCGTTATAAACATCGACCAAGTGATGCAGGTCCTCGGCAGGAAGAATGAAGGCATTAAGGCAATTAAGGCGTTCTTAAACTCTCGTAATGTTATGACCGTGATTGATGAAAGCACCACTATAAAGAATCCAAAGGCAAAGAGAACTAAAGCTGCGGTGAAGCTAGGTCCGCTATCGAGATACCGGAGAGTTTTAACCGGCTCCCCTGTTACTAAGTCCCCGCTTGATGTATATACGCAATGTGAATTTCTCAATCCCCACCTTCTCGGACACTCTTCATATTATGGATTTCGTAGGCGCTATGCGAAACTAGAACCGAGAAATTATGGTGGACGTACTTTTGATCAGGTTACTGGTTTTAAGAACGTGGAGGAATTGCAGGAACTGCTGAAGGATTTCAGCTTTCGGAAGACGAAAGCTGAATGTTTGGATCTTCCTGAGAAGATATATATGCGTCGTGAGTTCGACTTAACATCTGAACAGCGGAAAGCGTATAAAGAAATGAAGGAAATGGCCCTTGTTATTTTAGAAGAGGGCGAAGCTACAACGACCAGTGTAATTATTCAATTATTGCGGCTACATCAGATATCTTGTGGTTTTTTATCCCTTGATGAAGAGCAAGGAATAAAGGAATTTAAGAACGAGCGTCTCACTCAGCTCATGGAGTTATTGGAGGAAGTTGATGGAAAAGCGATTATCTGGGCCAACTATAGATATGACATTGCTAGATTGCATGGAGCAATTGCTTCTGAGTTTGGATCTGAATCCATCGTCACTTATTTCGGCGACACAAGTGATAATGACAGGGTTGCAGCGGTCGATAGCTTTCAAGATCCCGGATCGTCCGTCAGGTTCTTCCTTGGTAACACTCAGACTGGAGGCTACGGGATTACCCTTACCGAAGCATCCACCGTCATTTATTTTTCAAACAACTACGACCTTGAGAAACGACTTCAATCTGAGGACAGAGCCCATAGAATCGGACAGAATAAAGCCGTAACGTATGTTGATCTTGTGTGCCGTGACACGGTAGATGAAAAGATCATAGATGCCCTTCGGGCTAAGATCAATATTGCCCGCGCTGTAACTGGAGATGAATGGAGAGAGTGGTTATGACTTTTGATGTAACTTTAATGGAGGAAGATAAATGAAGCAGATTGTTTTAGTAGTTTTGACATTGTTTTTGGCTGGATGCGCGGGAAATAATGGGCCAGTTAAGCTGGAAAAAGGTAAGATCGCCCCGACACCGTTGTCTCACACTCTTCAATGTTTTAAGGCTGAGACATGGAACAAGTGGATTTGTAAGAATGAGAAATCAAAGGAAAGATAATGGATGATGATGAAATTAGGTCAAAAGCTGAGGATGTTCATGCGACTGTATATGATCTGTTAAACTATGTTTATGATCAAGAACAGTTTGGTATGCCTGACGATTGGCGTGATCATTGGGATGAAGTGAGGGGCAATAAGCAATTTAGAGATGATTGTGATGGTAATGCTTGGACAAACTTTGTTGGCTGTTGTGAAGCTGGCATCCCACTTGAGGCCATTAATGTTACGACTGTAGCCGTGGAACCCTTTACCGATGGTACTGGTCGTAAGTATGAGACTATTGCTGAACGCTACCATCTTGTCTGCACCGTTGATCTATCTGATCGCACCATTGTACTTGATAATCGTTATGAACGGGTGTGGGATATAGCCGATATTCCTGACTATGTATGGTCGTTACCAGAAGATGATTCTAAACATACTTGGTTCATAAGTTTTAATGCGGCATCCAAGGAATGGACTGTTACCACCTATGATTGATCTATATAAAATTCTGGGGGTGAGACGAAACTCGTCTCAGACCAATATAAAGGCGGCTCACAGGCGATTGGTCAAGCAGTATCATCCAGATACGCCTGATGGGGATATTAATAAATTTCGTGAGGTAGATCTTGCCTACAAAGTTCTTCGTGATCCTAAGCGTCGTAAGAAATATGATAAAGATGGGGAATATAGTGAACAAGCAGAATTGACTGTGGCCCAACGAGTGACTACAGAACTAGTGGTTCTTTATACCAAGGCCATAGAAGAAGGCGCCGTATTTAGGAGCGAAGTAGATCTTATTGGCACTATGAAGGTAATTATGCAGAAAAGTAAAGCTGAACATAATAAAGATTTAGAAGCTACTAGGAAAAAGCGTAGACTCTTGAAAACTATTATTAATAAGATTACTCGTGATGATAAAAAACCTAATATCTTTGAAACTACGACATTGGAGCACATAAGAAGATGTGATGATGCGGTAGATCATCTAACATTGGCTGTTCAGGTCTGCACTGAGGTTGGGAGAGAATTAGAAAATTATCATAGCCTTTCAGAGACAATTAGATTTCAAGGAATATATACTGGAACAACGACAACATGGTAAAGCCCACAGTCTATATCACTCAGGACGCGGTGGGTAGGAATTTTCTGCCAGCCCGGAGATATGGAGATTTACATATCATCATGCCTGCTAATGCTCAGATCCTTATTACATCCACACCAGCTCTGAGAAGATTAAAGTATGATTTAAGAAATTTCTGTGATGACGACTATTTGCTTCTTTCTGGTGATCCTTTGATTATGGGGTTGGCTGTGGCCATCGCTGCCGAAATTAATCAAGGAAGAGCCCAGGTTCTAAAGTGGGACCGAGGAGAAAAGGACTATTACGCTGTTGGATTTAACTTACGGGAGAAAACCGATGAATAAAAATGTCTTTGCAGAAATGGAAGAAGACGCCATTGAATCTGCTTCCAGCATCACAAGCGATGAACAGTTGGCGGGGATCGCGGCACTGGTTCAGAAACAGTTACAACTTGAAGAACAGGTTGCAAATGCAGACGCGCATTTAAAAGATCTTAAGGCTCAACTTCTTTTCACATCTACAAAAGAAATTCCAGAAGCCGTTCAAGCAGGAAATCTGTTAAAAGATTTCACAACGGCAGATGGTATTCGTGTAGAAATTAAGCCTTTTGTGGCTGCAAGTATCACTGAAGAAAAGAAACCGGAGGCGTTTGCATGGCTTAGAGACCATAACTTTGGAGATTTGATCAAAGTGATAACCAGTGTTGACACTGGTAGAGATCTGGAAGCTGCAGAAACAGCTTTTAAAGCTTTGAAAGAAGTAGGTCTATTTCCAATTACCAAAGACAGTGTTCATGCAGGCACATTGAAGGTGTGGTTGAAGGAACAGGTTGAAGCGGGAACGCCCGTACCGCTAGAGCTCTTTGGAGCATATCTCGGGCAGAAAACGACGATTAAGAAAGGCTGAAAACTATGGCAAAAAAGAAAGAAGTGGCGAAAGTAGATAATGGAGGTCTTCCGGCGGAACTCGCTGATGAGATAGAACAGGATGCCGGTGATGGTCTCCAAAACTATACAACTGACGACTTGATGATGCCATTCATGCGGATTATTCAGAAAATGTCGCCTCAATTGGATCATCAAGAACCTCAGTATATTGAGGAAGCTGAATACGGTGAGATCATTAATACCGTTACAAATGAAAGATGGCCTGCTGATGAAGGCATTCTAGTCATTCCATGTAGTTTCAACTTTAAGCACATCGAATGGCGTCCTCGTAAAGAAGGCGGCGGCATTGCAAATGTCTTTCCTAGAGGCGATGTCCTGCCTCACACTACACCCGATGATCGTGGACGGGACATCACCGACGAAGGAAATACTCTCACCCCCACCCAAGAACACTTTGTTCTAATTGTTGGTGAAGGCGGAACGTGTGAACGCGCCTGCATTGCCATGTCCTCTACTCAATTGAAATATGGCCGGAAGTGGGGTAGTTTGATTAACCAACAGATTATCCAGACCGCGGAAGGGAATAAGCCTGCCCCGACCTATAGTCGCATATATCGGCTGAAAACCATGTTTGAAAGTAATGAGGATGGAAGTTGGGGAAGCTGGAATATTTCCTTGGAAGGAGTAATTGATAATATTGAATTGTATCGCACCGCTAAAGACTTTGCCAAAGCGATTGAAGCTGGCAAGGTTAAGGTGAAGCATGTTCAGGAAGGTGAAGAACCCGAATCGATGTAAGCCCTTAGTTCCCTCGGCTCCGTAGAGGAGCCGAGGGATTTTAGGAGAATAATGGTGTCACTCGCGCTTGATATGATGACAATATTCTCCGGGGCTGAAGATGCTTACGGCATTTATGAATTAGATGGTGCCAGCGTTAGTCCTGGGGAAAAAGCTAAGGGTAGAGCTTCAACAATACGGGGAGAAGTAACAGAAACACTGTGGGAAGCTCATATAAAAGGACGTAAGGCGCTCGGTATTGTCCCTATTAAAACGGACAATAATTGTGTCTGGGGGGTTATTGATATTGACGACTATACCTTAGATATAGTCGGCTTTTCTAAAAGAATATATAGTTTAGATCTTCCCCTCATACCAATGAGAACAAAGTCTGGTGGATGTCATTTAGCGGTTTTTCTTAATGAACCTGTTGCTGCGAGCATACTACAATCCACCTTACAAAGTGTCGCTGCGAGTTTGGGGTATGGTAAATCTGAAATTTTCCCGAAGCAGAGCCAAGTATTAAGAGATAGAGGCGATGTTGGGAATTGGCTCAACATGCCTTATTTCGGTGGAAATAAAAGTAATCGGTATGCCCTAAATGCGAAGGGTGAAGCAATGAAATTAGAAGAATTCATTACTTGCGCCAATGGGGTAAAAATATCACAAGAAGAACTGAAAAAGATTGAAGTAATTATAGAGACGCCAGATCTTAAAGGAGGCCCGCCATGTCTTCAAGTTTTGGTCAAACAGGGATTTCCAGAAGGTACAAGGAATAATGGGCTCTTTGCTCTAGGAGTATACTGTAGAAAAGCCCACCCTGACGATTGGGGGAAAGTTATAGAAGAATTAAATTCCAAGTATATGATGCCACCCCTTGAGTCCAAAGAAGTCCAGGCAATCACAAAGCAACTTGGCAGAAAGTCATATACTTACAAATGCAATGATCAGCCTATCGTGAATTATTGTAATTCTCAATTATGCCGAATCGCAGAATTCGGTATAGGTGGAGATGCCTTACCAACTTTAGAGAACCTAAGAAAATTACCAACAGACCAACCAGTCTGGTTCCTAGAAGTCAACAAGATAACAATAGAACTCAGTACAGATCAACTCCTAAACATCCGCTTATTTCGCAAAGCTTGCGCTGACGCCCTCACCGTACATATTCCAATGATGAATGAAGCCAAATGGTCCTTAATCTCGGGGGAACTTCTGAAAAAGTGTGAGGAACTGGCGGCTCCACCGGGGGCCAGTATAGGTGATCAATTCTTGGAACTTCTCTACACTTTCTGTTCAGATTCACGCCTAAAGGCCCTGGACAAGGACGAGCTCCTTCTAGGTCGTCCTTGGACATCTGAAGTCGATGGTGAAGCCAGGGTTCACTTCAGGCTAAGAGATATAGAAGAATTTCTAGTACGCAATGGATTTAAATATTATTCGCGCACCCAGATCACATCCCGCCTGAACAATATCGGTGCCGAAAACCTGTTTATGAGAGTAGCTGGCCGAGGTGTGAACCTTTGGCACATCCCTGAACCAGAGGCCCAGATAGAACCGTTTAAACTCCCCCAGATGAAAGGTGACGTGTTATGACCTGATGGGAAATGTGGCAGATATTTTCTAGTCAGTCTGAACATTGCAAGCATCACAGCTTTGGAAAAAGATCATGAATAAAGGAGATCAGGCCCCAGGATTCTCGCCAGAGATTGTCCTGGGGCCACCATAACTAGGTACTGGCAAAACAACATACCTATTAGAACAGGTACAGGGTGCCCTTACGGCGGGCGTGGCGCCCGGTGCCATAGGTTATGTGGCCTTTACCCGCAAAGCCGCCAATGAAGCCATCGAGCGGGCTTGTGGGCGCTTCGATTTTACACCCAAAGACCTGCCATATTTTCGGACGCTTCATAGTCTAGCCTTTCGGGCGTTAGGCTTGAAAAAGGCCCAAGTTCTTGGAAGAAAGTCATTACAAGAATTTGGAGCTCTTATGGGAATTCGCATCACTGGTTCAGTAAGCATGGATGAAGGCCAGATATATGGAAATCAGAAAGGCGATCGGGCGTTGTTCCTTTGCCAGCTTGCTCGCATTAAGAAGATCGATCTCCAGGAGCAGTGGAGAGCGACAACAGAGGATTTGGGATGGTTTGAAGTTGAGCGCATATTTCGCGGTCTCAAAGAATTCAAAGAAGCCAACTCCCTAATTGACTTCACAGACATGCTAGAACAGTTCATTACGGAGGCGCCTATTCCACAACTAGATCTCCTAGTTGTGGACGAAGCGCAGGATCTCAGCAAGATCCAATGGGATATGATTCATGCTTTAGCAGATAAGGCCCAACGGGTCATTATCGCTGGGGATGATGATCAAGCTATCTTCAGATGGGCTGGAGCTGATGTAGATTATTTCATTAACTTGGAAGGATCTAGCACGGTGCTCGGCCAGTCTCATAGGGTGCCCAAAGAGATCCAAACTATTGCCAATTCCATTCTTGCTCGTGTGGGAGACCGAAGGATCAAACCGTGGGAACCTCGTGGAGCTGATGGTAAGCTGGAGTTCACCACCACCACGGACGCCCTGGATATGAGTGAAGGCACTTGGCTGATTTTAGCGCGTAATGATTTCTTGCTTGATGATACTGAAGCTCAATGCCGCAGAGAAGGCTTTATATATGAGCGGCGACATCGTAAGTCTATAAGCGAGAAGACCCTGACCACGATCCGAAACTGGGAGACCCTTCGGGCCGGGGGTGTCTGTACTGCCGCAGAGGCCCGGAACATACTAAGATTGACTACTGCTAATATCAAAAAGTTCCCAGAAGAAGATGATCTAGACTTGAAAACTTTACAGGAAAAGTGGGGCGCTCCTGAAGGTTTGATTTGGCACAAGGCATTTAGAGAAATGACTTTGATAGAGAGATCGTATCTTGTTTCAGCTTTGAAGCGAGGTGAAACACCTTCTAAGATTCCACGGATTGTGTTGAGCACAATCCATGGGGCTAAAGGGGGAGAAGCGGAAAATGTAGTCTTGTTTACTGACATGGCTAGACGAACATGGTATCAATTGCGGGAAACTCCTGAAGATGAACATAGAGTCTTTTATGTAGGAGCCACCCGTGCCAGGGAGAGACTAATAATCATACTACCAAAAAGCAAATTCTTCTTTCCGATGGGGTAGGAAGCCCCTATAATATGTGTTATCCAAAAATACCTTTGGATAAGAATGGAGAAAGTAGCAATGGCTGGAAATAAAGATCCGAAACCGACTCCCAAAGCGGAGCCGATTAACAAAGAAGCGAAGATCACTTTGATTACTGGGGAAGACGTTAAGCTTCGTCGGCCCGGCTCCAAGGTTGCCAAGCTCTACGATCAATACAAAAATGGCATGACAGTCGCTCAGTGGCTCGAGAAAGTCAAACCGTTGGGCGGCGGCATGGGCAATCTTCGGAAAGACATTAAGTTGGGACGTATTAAGATCTCAGCTTAACCCGATTTCAGCACTCTCGCGTTACGCACTCCCTTTACGGAGGGTGATGCCTGCTTAACAGCGGCATGGGGCGGGAGTGCTGAATTCACCTAACCCAGAAGATTGAGACACCCAAAAGGAGAAAGTAGAAATGGGTGAGTCACATGAAATTCTGGCAGATTAATTTTATCAATTTTTCATCGCAATGGTGCGATGAGGGAGTCGTTCTTATATCGTCCCCGGTATGGAGCGACGCGCGGATGGAACTCGTCCCCCCCTGTTCCATCCGCGTACTTTTTTGTGGAAGGTTGAATTAATGAGGACCAAGGAGTTCTATGCATTTATGAAAGAACGAGAGTCCATCCGGTTTCTTAAGGAAGCCGGATCGCCTTGGCCCTGGACGCAGGATGAAATTCTGCGTACCTACAAATTCACAAACGTGAAACGTGAACATGATCGCACAACTCGATGGATGCGCGACAATTGGACTAAGCCGAATGCCAATCGGCATTCGGCTGAGATATTGTTCAATTGTGCATTGTTCCGATATTTTGGAACAACTGAGTTTGCTCAGGCTATTGGATGGCAGACTGAATTTGGATCAGCAGCGGTTCGTAGCGATATTAAGCAGATTGCTAGAGAAAGACTCTCTAGCAAGCAACGAGTGTTCACAGGTGCCTATGTAATCACCAATCAAGGCTTGAGTCTTCCTAAGGAGGAAGTCGTTGTGGATTATTTTTTACAGCCTTTTTGGGGAGCATCTGATAGATTATCAGTGATGGCAGCGGAAACAAAATCATGGAGAGCAGTCGCCTCTGAAATGAGGCGACTTCAAGGGTTTGGCGGCAGTGGATTCATGACAAAGGAGATTTTGCAGGATGCGCTCAATAGTGGAGTTTTTAAAAATGGTTGCGATGACCGCAACACTTATTGTCCTGTTGGCCCTGGCGCTCGTCGTGGACTTAATCGCGTGTTTGATCGGGAGATTAAACACCAACAAACTGAGGAAAAATTCCTTGAGGAGATGATCATGCTCTTTAGTCAAAGAGCTGACTTCTGGCCTAAGGACTACGTGAAGCTGGAACTTCATGACATTCAATTTCAGCTTTGCGAATATGACAAGAAAGAACGTGTTCGCCTAGGGCAAGGTCGCCCACGATCTAAATATAGGAGAACAGAATAATGGACCAACTTGAAATTCGACACTTATTTGACAAATTTATCAATAATTCAGAAAATCTTAACTGGCATGGCGGAGGAATAGATCTAGAAACAGGTGAAATGGACTTAACTTTTGACCATGATGGCCGAATATATGAACTCCGGCTAAAGGATATAGGACCTCATAATTCAGATGCGTAAATGGGGCTCCCCGACAACATGGTTCCGGCAATACATCGCTCGGATGAAGCGCCTTGACAAGACAGCCAAGGTGCCCTGCGGAGACTGCAATGAATGTTGCAAACAAGGAGGGATTCTTACACTTGACGATGGTCAAGTGTATGAAGCCGACAAAAACGGATGTTGTTCATTTTTAGAAGATGAAAAATGTACTAGGTACAGCATCCGCCCTGAACAGTGCCGCATCTATGATTGCCGCATATACTCCCTGCTTCAGCTAGACTTCATCGAGCCACGAGAACATATGGCCGAGGTCTATCGATCTTGGACACCTAAATTCAACACTAGGGATGACACAATACTGTGGACAGCTTTGAGAGTCATACGAGACGGCACCATGAAATTAAACCCCGACGCCATAGGCATCGATGAAGTGGCTACTGAGATACTGAAAAATTACCTGAATAACACGAAATCTTATCTAGATGCAGCAAGAAATCTTTTATCCAATTCGGAGAATTGAATAATGAAAGTTAGAAAAAAGCCGGTAATAGTCGACGCAATTCAACTTTGTGTTGGAAGCAATGAAGATGAAGTTGATGATCTTCATCGTTTCTTTGGAGACTTTATTAATTGGTCTGGGGATGATACTGGAATTGTGATTACTACTTTGGAAGGAGATCATTTTGTTTCTCCAGGTGACTGGATTATTAAAGGTATAAAAGGAGAATTCTACCCTTGCAAACCGGATGTATTTGAAATGACTTATGAAAAGGTAGAAGAATGAAAATTCTAATAGCGTTCCACGACCTAATGGATCTAGGTGGTATCATCAACAATCAGGAAGATCTTTATGCTGGGTTCCAGGAACTTGGGCACGAAGTAGACGTTGTAAAGCTGGTGTGGAAAATCACCCATAACGGCAGAGGCCCCAATTCTTACGATGGCCTTGAAAAAGGTAAGCAGGGATTCTGGATGAACCAACGGAAAGGTTGGGTCTGGCCGAATAAGAATGTGATTCCTTATAAAGGAGCGAGGAATTTACAGCGATGGAAAGACACCGCTATAAAGTATGATCTTATTATTTGGCAAATTCCTGTTCCCTCTAAGAATAAGAAAAACCGAGGAAATAGTGAGTGGTTGGAGTTGTATAATGTTCCCGTCAAACAAATTGCCTATGTTCATGATGGCAATTTTCCTGCTCGCTATCCTTGGCTCTATGCCGTTAGACATCACCTTGTGGGCATTGGGGCTACTCATCCTTGTGGTTATCACTCTTTGGCTAACATAGACATTCCCCGTGCTTTGTTCTTTACCTCCCAGGCTGATCAAGATAAACGTCACGGTCCCAAGTTTAGGGATCGTGAGAAGGGTTGGTTTTCCCTACAGACCTTTAAAGGATGGAAACACGTTGACGATCTTATTCGTGCCGTGCCCCACATGAAAGCTTGTCAGACTATGGTCATAGCAGGTGGAGGTATCCAATGGTACTACATGAACAGCGACGATAAGGTCAAGCCGGAGTATTTGGACGAAAATGGTGATAAAATATGGGATAAAGCAATTGAGGCCGGGCTTGAATACTTGGGGTACATTCAAAACGCAGAACGAGAAATGTGTCTGGACAACACGAGATTCCTTATTGATCCGTCTTGGTCAAAAAAGTTTGGGGCATACGGTGATCACCCCAATAGAGTTAGCATTGATGCTCTTATTAATGGTGCTATCCCCATAGCGCGGGATCAGGGGATTGCTGGCCCAGAGGGTGGAGATGGTGAGTTCTTCAAAGCTGGAAAGAACTTTGTGATGGTGCCTTGGAACGCGGCACCCCTGGAATTTGCTGAAATTGTGGACGACACTATGAATATGGGTGAGAATACCTTTAACGACATGTTGGAAGAAGGGCGCAAGATTGCTCGACTGTGGGATAACCGCGTCGTAGCCCAGCACTTTATTGACATGGCAGAAGGTCGCCCTTCGGGCGTCTACAAAAAGGAGAGGGATATCGGTCAATTCAGTCAGGAATTGGCCGACAAGAGTAACCAATACATGGAGGAGTTTTTTAATGCTTGAAAAACATTTCGTAATATTCTATAGTCCCGGGACTATGGTGGCTGAACAAAGCAGCATGTTCATTGATAGCTGGGACGTGGATAAAGCTGTGGAAATGGCTAGGGGAATAAAGCAACGACACGGTGCGACACCTTATGGATTCAGATTTTCTACTCGTGGAAGAACAGATGAGGAACTCGACAGTAAGGAAATTAAATCCAGTAATTTCTATTTTCTTGGTGGTGAAATTCGCACCCTGGCGCAAGTGAAAGCAGATAACAAGCCGAGTGAAAAGATCTTATTAAGTAATATGGAAAGCAACAAATACGATAAGATTATTGTGAATAATAGTTCTTGGCAGTGGACCCAGGAACTTCGCCCAGACGACACTGTATTGGAGTTTACACCGTGAGAGTAATAGTGGCACGAAATGTGAATGAAGCCTATGCCGTGGGTATGAATTTGCTGGCGGCGAAAGGGGTGGAAGAAGAAACTCGTTTTGCACCGGCAATCGTCATGCCCTATCCAGTCACCACCGTTTATACACGACCCTGGGAGCGGGTGCTATTTAATGTCCGTCGTGACTGTAATCCATTTTTTCATTTGATGGAAGCCCTGTGGATGTTGGCGGGGCGTAATGATGCAGAATGGATCGGAAAATACAATAGCACTTTTTATCAGTTTAGTGATGATGGCGTCACCTTTCATGGAGCCTATGGATATCGATGGCGTTTCTGGTTTCAGCAAGAGCCTAGAGGCGTTCCTGTAACTCATCAACCATTAGATCAGATAACAGCCTTGATTGTTCATTTACGAAATGATCCAAAAAGTCGGCGAGCTGTATTGCAGATGTGGGATCCTTCTGAAGATTTAGGAGCAGAAGGTAAAGACTTCCCTTGCAATTTGTCTATTGCGTTTCGTATTCAAGAAAATGTTTTGGACATGACAGTGTTTAATCGATCCAACGACATCATCTGGGGAGCCTATGGCGCGAACGCTGTTCATATGTCAATACTGCAAGAATACATTGCATCCCAACTTGGAGTTGGAATTGGAACTTACTATCAAGTTTCCAATAACTATCACGCTTATTCTGATGTGATGGAGAAAATGGGAGTTCCCGACCCTCACCCAATGGATCCGTATGACTTAGACCAAGTGAGCACGATCCCACTCGTCACTGAGCCTAATGCTTGGCGAATGGACTTGGATAAATTCATGTATGATCCTTGGGTGGGGGGACTTAAAAATTCTTTCTTCTGTGATGTGGTTCAACCTATGGCTATGGCTTGGGATCAATATAAAGAAAAGAAATACCCTGATGCGATCGCAACTTGCAATCGCATTACGGCTTCAGATTGGCGTCGTGCATGTCGTGAATGGCTGCTAAGGAGGCAGGAAAAAAGAGATGGAAAAATTCGAACGGTTGCAGAAGATTAGGAGCGGTGGAAATGTATCGCGATACCACACAATTCCTCTCATTCGCTCGCAAGATGTTGCGGCTCACTCTTGGGGTGTCGCTGTGGTTTATAATATTCTTTGGCCTGATGATGTCGGCCCGGCCTTGGTGGCTTGTCTTTATCATGACTGCGCTGAGTTTTGGACTGGGGACATTCCTGCTCCGGTTAAGTATCATTCCCCTGCTGTTAAAGAGGCTGCGGACAAAGTCGAAGAAGAATTTCGGGACAAGTATGATATCTCCTTTGATTTGGATGATGAAACGAAAGCAAAAATAAAGTGCGCCGACTACATTGAACTGTGCATGCGGTGTTTGGAAGAACGCCGCATGGGAAACACCTTAATTGATAAAGCTTTTCATAAAGGAGCGCAATTGACCACAGAATATAGAAAACGCCTAAAGACCAATAAAGATGGACAGTTGGTCTTTGAATTACAGAGAGCTATTGAAAAGGAGTGGAATTGTGTCACAGGAAAGGAACTATCGTGATGGATAACAACGTAATGGAGGCGATCGACGCCCTCGTTGAGGAAAAGACCTTCACGGGTGCGGCGCTTGAAGGAATCGTAGCTGTTCGCAAAAAGGCGGAAGAGCAAGAAAGAATAATTGTTGAACTGGAGCACAGGGCGGAACTAAGAAAAAGTGACATAAGCAGACTTGAAGAGCAAGCCAAAAAGGACGACGCCCATATTCGGCACTATCAGGAGCGTGAAGCCTTGGTGGAAAATCGTGAAGCAAAGATGGCTGAATTAGAAAAAAGCACAGCGGTCGCTGAAGCTAGATTCCATGTTGCTAGTGACATGTTTAGAACCATATTTGGGGAAGAATAGTTCTTGGCCACTTATTCAAAGATGCAGGCAATTGTGATACGATGCGCCAAGTGCAAAAAGCCGGTGGACGAGTCCGTGCAAGAAGCGGACCTGTGCAATATGGAACTGGTGTTCAAGGTTAGGTGTCATGGAGAATGGGATGGATGCCGAGTATGGGATGACTTTTTCCACAAAGCCAAAATTATCTCTGCCGAGGCGTTTACTTCAAGGAAAGTAAGTTATGAAGCAAAGATTTAGCTTTCGAGGATCTACGCCTGAGGAATATAGAGTCAGCGGCTATGAACGAGGAGTTGTCATGAGTGCAAATGAAAAGCAAGTAGGTGGCGATCACTACAAAGCGAAGATCCAACATTGGGATTGGGCATGGGCCAACAATTTGGATTACTTCCAAGCCCAAATCACCAAATATGTCGCTAGACATAAAAAGAAAAATGGTTTGGAAGACCTAAAAAAGGCCCAGCATTTCCTGGATAAGTATGTAGAGCTATTGGAATCGGAAACACCACCCACCAACGATCCAATAGGTCCATTTGGATTTGATCCAAAGGAGGACTCCTTGCCCTGCGTCCATAATTGGAGACCTGTTGCTTCACTTATTGAAGGGGCCAGCTTCAAATGTTCTTTTTGTGATGAGAGAAAAGGGCCAAATGCTATTTCGTGACCTCATGTGGGCGCTCATTAAGACAGGTAAGATCTATGATCTTACTAGAGACGAACTTGAGGAACTTACTGGGTATAGTCGATCTACAGTTCAAAGATGGTTTAAAAAGAAACCACAGATTACTCTTCAACAGTACATAGATTGGGCGAATGCTCTTGGATATGAAGTCACCATCACACGACGAAAGAATGATCCAACTTCCACTGATCCAGCCGGACAGTAAGTGGTCCCCGGTAGATCAGTTCCCTGAATTTCGGGGGGCTGACGCTGTGGGGATAGACACTGAGACACGTGATCCGTACTTGGATGAGAAGGGAGCGGGATGGGCTACCAACGACGGATATATCGTCGGTATCTCTTTATCGTTGTTGAAAGGTAGAATGAAAGAATCATTCTACCTACCAATCGCGCATCAAAATGGAGCTAATCTTGATAAAGGTCGAGTGGTTGAATACATTAAAGACGTTTGTAAAACAGATATACCAAAGTTATTCCATAATTCTATTTATGATATCGGATGGCTTGGGACCGAGGGAATTAAGGTACAGGGATCCATCTTTGACACCCAAATCGGAGCGGCCCTCCTTGATGAACGTCGTTATTCTTATAGCTTGGATAATATTGGTAAGGACTTTATTGGCGTTCAGAAAGATGAAGAACTCCTCAAAGAGGCGGCGGGGGCGTGGGGAATTAAAAAAGCCAAAGACATAAAGAAGAACCTATGGCGTCTTCCTCCACAATTTGTTGGGCCATACGCCGAGCAAGATGCGGATATGCTTCATGCCTTGAAAGCTTATGAACTCAAAGAGTTGGAACAAGATAAGCTGCTCGAGTTAAGTGAACTCGAGCATTCACTGATACCTTTGCTGATAGCAATGAGATTAAAAGGCATACGGGTCGACTTAGATCGAGCTGAGCAAACTAGGGCCAGTCTCGTCAAGCAAAAGCAGGAGATGCTTGACGAGATTAATCGCAAATATGGGTTTGAAGTAGATGTCTGGTCAGCCGACAGTGTGGCCCAGGTATTTGACTCTCAAAATCTGACCTACCCAAAAACACTGAAGACTAAAGCGCCCAGCTTCACTAAGGAATTTCTTGAAGGCCATGCACATGAATTTCCCAACATGGTCCGCACTATACGACAGTTAGAAAACACGATAGGAACGATGATAGATGGGCAAATTCTCAAATTCGGTCAAAGTGGAAGGATACACCACGAACTTCACCCCCTTAAAAGTGACAAAGGTGGGACAGTTTCCGGAAGGTTCTCTTGTTCCAATCCCAACCTCCAGCAAAGTTCGGGTAGAGATGAAGTCTTCGCCCCACTCGTCCGTGGTATCTTTTTACCTGAAGACGGAGAAGTCTGGGGAGCGTTTGATTATGCAAATCAAGAACCCAGACTAACGCTCCACTATTCTCAACTCACGAAACAGGCTGGTGCTTCTAAAGCTGTAGAGGAATGGAACAAAGACCCGTCCATCAGCTATCATGCAATTGTGGCAGAAATGTGCGACATTGAAAAACCTCACGCCAAAACGATCAATCTAGGGTTGGCCTATGGCATGGGTGAATTAAAGCTTTGTCAGTCTCTTGGGTTACCGACTGAGATAGTCACCAATGAGAGGACTGGACGCAGCTTTGAAGTGGCAGGCCCGGAGGGTAAGGGGCTCCTGGAAGAGTATCACAGGAAGGTTCCGTTCATCCAGGGGATCATGGACAAGTGTACGAACCTCGCGGCCCAAAGGGGCTGGATACGCACCATAGGCGGACGCCTGTGCCGCTATAACAGGTGGGAAAGCAGCAAGTGGGAGGCCAAGGGCATCGCAGCCAATCGTGCCGAGGCCCTGACCCGCTGGGGACCGCCCGTGCGCCGAGCGTTTACTCATAAAGCTTTGAACTCCTTAATTCAAGGGTCCGCTGCTGATATGACCAAGAAGGCGATGCGTGTTATGTGGGAGGAAGGCATTGTGCCGATGCACCAGATGCATGACGAACTGGATGTCTCCATAGGAGAAGAACGCCTCTGGCGCAGGGTGGAAGAAATAATGGTCCACGCAGTTGAACTCGTGGTACCTGTAGTCGTAGACGTAGAGTTTGGCCGCACATGGGGTGAGGCCAGTTTTAAAAAATTGACATGGGAACAAGTGAATGCCTAAATGTAAAGGGACGACAGTTGCGGGAAACCCCTGCAAGGTTGAAGCGATTAAAGGTGAGGAGTATTGTGGTAA